TGGCGATCTTTGATCGCTAAGAGAGGTGCAGAGACGTTCATCTGTCCCATCGACCAAGTGGCCGGTGACGCTTCACAGCGTCATCGGTCAGGAGGTCTTTGGTGTCAGATCTGCTGGGTGTATCTAAGTCACCGACATAGACTGCACCACTACCAAGGCGAATGTTCATGGCCGACTCCGAGGTAAGTACTCTAATCGAAAGAGCATCATTGCTCTCTTTGATTTTTAGTACTGTCCCAACGTGTTCGGATTCTGACTTCACCTGAAGTAGTGGTTGGTTTCTGTCTTGATATAGATCTTCGCGTAACTTCCTTACCGCAGCTCGTATGCGCCCGTAAATGGGCGCCTCTTGCTGCTTTGGGAGTTTCTCGAAGACTGTAGGTGTAGTTATCATGACTATGCTTCCTTTAATGTCCAGTAGTTCATTCGAACGATCATGAAGCGTATGCATGCTCTAGGAGGATCACCATATGGTATCCAATAAGAGCCTAGATGAAAGTAAAATCATCGCTGCACTTCTTCATGACGCGTCAAACGCTCATGGATTGGTGTTCAACACTCGTAACTGTAAGCTAACCTGTAAAAAGGTTGACAAACGGTTACGCAAGGAAGGATTGGGTTTTCTTACGAAAACCCTGCCTCGCCTGGGTAAGGCCCTTGATAGGGCACTTACAGGACAGACAAGATTAAACGCCGTTGAAGCTGGATTTGATACCCAGCCTAACAGTAAACTTCCGAGGTTTCTCGGTGAGTTCTTTAATCAAGTCTTCCGACCAGACGGAGCACTCCTCCCTAATCCGTGTAGTACTAGTGTCAGAGTCTTAAGACAGATCCTATTTGTGTTCTACAAATATGAACTGCCCTATACACATGAACAAGAACAACAAGTCGTCTCGTCCTTTATCAAGACAGAGAGCGACCTCAAAACCCTTCGTCCGCGTCTTCAAGAAATTGAAGCCGCTTATCGAAGAATCTGTCATTCTCGGCGTGACCGCAATAGTGCGGAAACTCCGGAACAGATAGTACGCGAAGCTAGGATATTGCTAAGCAATCTCTTCGCTTCTTTCGACCCGAAAGACATTCAACCTAGGCACGGCCCGGGAATCGTTGCTACAAAGCAGCGACTCTGGGAGAAGTACCGTTGGACGAATGTCTCGGCGAGAATCACTG